AAAGTATATACGAATATTTAAAGACTGGCGGACAATCAAAAGACAGCGATGAAGATGATTGGTAGTTAAGTATTCCCTTTCATTTGCTCCTTTAACCTTTTACATCTTTCAATAGTAATTTCTATTGGGTATTTGTACATTGGTTTTACTTCTATGAGTTCAAATTTCTGTGTCTCTGGATGATAATCAAAAATGACAACTTCGCGATTTATAGTCTTGTATGAATTGCTAAAATTTTTCTCCAAATGAAACTTGAAGCTATCCATGATAGGTTTATGATATTCTTCGGTAAAGAAGATATCTGCAGTGGGATTTATAACAATATCTAATGCCATGCTTCAAAATTAAATTTCTTCACAATTTCACCACACACTTTTTACTAAGATATTCCTATAGTTGCAGTAATACAGTTATAGTTGTTAAACATAGTTAAACTCGTTTTAATAGATAATATCTATATTGCATTTATATCATTTGTAAATGCCAGTAAAAAGAAAAATACCTGTTTCGAAGCACATCAAAAAGTTTTTGGAATATTACTTTCCGCATCCATATACTTATAAACCTACTGACTTTATAGGAGCGCTTATTGCTGGAGTACTTAAGAAAGGATATCGCGTCCGTGTAAAAAAGAAAGCCGAAGCAGAATTTACCATTATATTGAAAGACAACGATGTTGATCGACTTGGTAAGTTTGCTGAGTGGGAAGATTGTTTGAATTTTAATAAAGCAATTCATTCCATCTTTTTAACGGTTGTGTATACTCACATGGATATTAGTCGCAAACTTGATATAGAGAAATCTAAAGTGGCCATGATCCAACTTTTGGAAGAAATGGGTATTACGGAAGACGATATTAATTTTGAAAGCTTGTATAGAGAGTATGGCAGAAAGAAGAAATATCCTAAAACTACGAGTGAAAATATTGTGAATCATTTAACTAAAAAAACTATGGTCAAATTGTCCTCTGAAAATGGTCAAATTGTCCTTTAATTTTTAAGCTATGGAAATTTGTAATCAATCAGAGTTTTTAAAAAGAATCAAAAAGGTACATTTATTATTGCCTAGTGATATCATTTATTCGATTGCCGAAGTTTTGAATAATACTTCCATAGGAATTACTACTTCAGAAAACACATTGACCGTAAAAGTACTTCCCGAAAATGTCAGTGTTAATTCCAGACAGACCACCGTTAAAGAAGGTGCGCGATGGAACCATAAAATCACATTTGACGTGATACCACAGGAAGAATCTATACTTTCCATTTTAGACAAACTCTCCAACAAAAAGGTTGTGGTGGCTTTGGAGTCTACAGATTATCGTGTATTTATATACGGAAATACAGATCAACCTCTTACCTATACGTATAAAGAAATCAACAGTAAAAATCAAGAAGGAAATATCGGATATCAAATAAGTGTATCTGGTGCAACTACGGTGCGACCACTGATAAGAACAATTAATGAATTTGACGGTAATCCTTTCTTAGCAAGTGTGATTGCAGGCTATTTATAGTGTCCTTTTTTAGCCCTTTCAACAGGGGTAAAATTGTATCGTAGAAAATCTATAGATACAATTTTATGAGCAGCAATATTGCTAATTTACATAGTTTATTAAGCAGCAAATGGATGATAACAGATCAATTTGCCAATGCTCTTATACCTCAATTATTGAGTATTCTTAATAAAGGAGAACTTCCTGAAAAACAATCTTCTAGTTCAGGAATTATTTTCATGAATACTTCCATGGAATTTTTTGATGAGGAAGAATACAATACAGCTACTGAGGAAGAAGAAGAAAAGCAAGAAGTAGTTGCAATTCTACCAATTAAAGGTGCAATTACTAAGTATTCTCAATGGTGCGGACCAGCTGGTACTCGTGAAATGAAATCGAGAATGGAAAAATGGAAAGCCGACGACAATATCGTTGGTATTTTATTTGACATAGACAGCGGTGGCGGACAAGTATCGGGCACAGGAGAATTTGCCAGATATGTCAAAGACTATCCTAAACCAACATTGACTTACAGTGATGGTATGATTGCATCTGCAGCATATTACATTGCTTCTGCAACGGATGAAATTGTAATGAATAAGTATTCGGATGTTGTAGGTAGTAATGGTACAATGTGTAAATATCTTATCCTCGATGGATACTATAAAAAACTTGGTGCAGAAGTAATAGAAGCTTATGCAACAAAATCTACAAAGAAAAACAACACTAGTAGGGAAGCCAAAAAAGGGAATTTGAAACCTCTGATCAAAGAAGAGCTTGATCCTATTAATGAACAATATCTACAGGAAATTCAAGAGTACAGACCTCAAGTAAATAGCGAAGTGCTGAACGGTCAACATTATGTTGACATGAGTATAGCTCAAGACAAAGGTTTGATTGATGCAATTGGAGACAAAAAATATGCGATTGACAGAATTTTTGAACTCGCAGATACAAACAAATCACAAAATCATAATAATCAGAACATGGCAGAAGAACAAAACAATTTTGAACAACTAGCTGCCACATTAGGTTTGGAAGATGGTCTTAAGCTGTCAACAAAACTTTTTGGTGGCAAAAAAGGAGTTTTTCTTAACGAAGCACAGTTACAAGCTTTAGAAAGCAAACTTGCTGATCAAGAGGAAAACAAAGCAGAAGACACTTCATTAAACAATGAAGCTGAAAACAAAGTAACAGCTTTGGAAAATGCAGTCACGGATGCATTAAAAGTTGCCTCATTAGATGCAGCAGACTCTACAGAAGCATCTATCAAGTTACTTGGAGATACGGTTGCACAGTATGGATCGCAACCAGGAGAAACACCAACACAAACTGCATCAGATGGTGACAGATTCAATGATGAAGATGGAATCGTAAATTCTTCTGATGCTCATAATCAAATCTATAATAAAGTCTAAACATGAGTGTAAATATTGATCAAATACTAAACGAAACAAAGCGATTTGTTAAGGACAATCCAAAAGTTCTTAATGGCGCTATTATGTCCAAAGAAGTTGAGTTGAACAAGCATGCTAAACTTGTGGTTAAAATCAGAGGAGAGTATCCAACGGTAAACGCTGTTTTAGGACATGTTGTTCAAGGTTTTCAACCAAAATGGACAGAAATGGGGAATGTTCAATTCCGTGGAAAGGTAAGTAAAGATTACCATCAAAAGGTAAACTTTGGTTTTACTCCCGCAGAAGTACTTGGTTCTTGGATTGAACAGAAATATGATGAGGGCAAAGAAATTAAAGACAAATCAATTTCTCAGCATGTTTTGAAGACAATGCTTCCAGCAAAAATTATATCAGATGTAGATATCTTATCAATGAATGGAATTTTTGATCCAGTACGTGCATTTGCTGAAAACCCTGAATTTGGATACTCAATGGATGGTTTGAATACAATTGTGAAAAATAATGTAACAAACACAAACAATCCATACTTCAAGATTCCAATTGACACGGTAACTGATGATAACATTTTGGATGTTATCGAATCTTATGAAGAAGCAATTCCTTTGGATTACGTCAAGTTGATTGACAAAATTTTCATTTCTCATAGAAATTATTTGAGAGCTAAGAAAAAGCACAAAGAACTCAATGGAGGTAACACTGATTTCAAAGCTGATGGATTTGCAATGACTCCTCTATTAGAAAAAAAATTAGTTGTTCTTACTGGGTTAGATGACAATACCATTCTTTCATCCGTTTCTGGAAACTTGATCAGAATGGTTGACCTTATCCAAAATCCTGCAACAATTGTTGATGTTCAAAAGCAAGATTACAAGATCAAAATCTTTGGTGAGTTTACTCTAGGTTATGATTTTGCCGTAAACGAACTCACTATTGTAGGTTCTAACCATGCTTCAATAACTGAGAGAGGTCTTGGAAATTCAGAACTCAATGAGTTGTACTATCCACGTGAATATACTCAGATAACCGCTTAAGAGTAATCTATGGAAAATTATAATGTAATAGGGAAATCCACAGAAGAACTGCAAGTAAAAGCGAAAGAACTGGGGATTTCTGGATTTATGGAATTAGGCTATAAAGACCTGCAAAAAGCTATAACAGGTCATTATAGTGCAAAGGATAAAGAAAGTCAGCAAATACCACCAGAGGATAATAAAGCTGACTCAGAAAATCAAACCGAAAATACGGAAACAGATACTTCAGTAGAGGCACCTGTATTATTCTATACAGATAGTAATTCTACAAAATGGGTATTTAAAAAAGATACTCCAGATGCTTTTCGATTTAACGGTTTAGTTAGGACTAAACAAGAGTGGCTTCAAGATGAAGATGCTATGGAAATGTTAGTCTATGGAAGATCAACTTATGTTCAAAAATTAAAAAAATAATCTTATGTCAACAAATTGTTTTGATAACGTTCCATTAGAGGATTTGACAATGTGTGTCAATGAAGAATTGGTTGCTGGTACCTCAGAAACACAAGTTTTCGCAGCAGTGGCAGATCACATTGATGCCTTTCCAGCATTACCTGCATTGGGTGGTGATCCAACCACTACAACTTTGGAAAGTTTAGCCACAATAGCTGCAGATATCACTTTTGTTGCTACAAAAGGTTTCTTCAAACTACAGGCGCAAACTGAGACAGGGGAAGTTAAAGATGAACTTGTAGGTAACAAGGGTAATAAGAAAGTGAAGAGTATGTACGAATTCTTCCTTCCAAATACCTCAAAGCGAAATATTGGTTTTATTCGCCAGTATATGAATGTGCCTTTAATATTCATAGTTACTGAGAAAACAGGACGTATGCGACTTATTGGTAGCAAACTAAATCCTGTTTATATGGATGATACTTCTGGTACTACTGGTAAAGGACCAGAGGATGACAACGGGTGGCAAATATCTGTTTCAACCACATCAAGTAGTCCAGCGCCTGTTTACGAAGGTAATGTAGCAATGCACGCGTAATGAGTGAAGAGTTAAATAAAAAAATAATTGAAAGTATGACACCTCAAATGACGCATTTTGAGGTGATCGGGCATCCTAGGGTATACGTAACACCAAGATTAGGTATTGTGGATCTAAGGCTTGCGTTTCCAGAAGATAAAGCCCTTATATGTTATAAAGACATCAATTTTCCATATTTGAAACTAAAAGATGGTGCTGAAGAATTGTTTAAGAATGAAAAAGTAGACACAATCTTGAATTTAATTAATAAAGCGACTATCATTTCAGATATTGAGATTCTAGCAAAATCAAAACCCGAAAGTAAAAAGGTACAAGAACTGTTTCAAACACGTATTGCTGAATTGAAAAAAGCATAATTTATTATCCATCTTTATTTTTATTTTATTTCTAAAAGGCATGTTTTCAGTAGCATGCCTTTTTTAGTGATAACACTGACAGAATGAAGCTTTCTAGCTTAACTGTCCTTTTTTTAAAAACCTTCACTTTCCATTTTTGAACTATGGATATAGTTCAGTGGTTCAAAGATTCTAGAGATTACCAAACAGGTGTTCGTATTTATGCTATGCTTCCAAAAGCTAGCAAAAATATACTTACCCGTTTACAGCGTGGAGAGAATCCTAGAAATCGAGCTACTTTGTTATATGAGCTTAATAAGCTAAAAAAATCAGCTTTAAATGTTAGTATTCCCATTAATTCAGTTGAAAATATTCAATCGACTCAACCACCAATTCCTCCACCAGATCCAATAAAAAAATCTTTAACTCAGGATAATGGAAAAGTCACCATGGCAATGCTGCCTGATCCTATCCTTAGAAAACGATTCGTGCAAAAGAACCAGGCATTTTATAAGCGATGGGAATTAAAGCATCAACTTAATGGACTTGCGCCAAGGCAAGAAGCTGAAGCACTAGAGTTGATCACTGAAATAATGAGACTTACCAAGCTTATTGATCAGATTTGGACTGAAATAGATTACTACATGGCACATAAAAAGCTGCTTCCATCTAGTTCCAAAGACTATACTTTGCTATCTCCAATGGCGAAAGTTCGAGAGCGTCAACTTCTTTATTCCAGAAAGAGTAAGCGAGAGAAAACAGTTAATAATTACCTGTTAAAATTAAAATCTACAACAGATACAAAAGCGCGTGCTAACCTCCAGAGAAAAATATCCGAAAAGCAAAAGGTAATCACTCAAATGGATATAGATATAAAAAAATTAAATGAATTGATAAATGCCTCAGATAGTTAAGTTCAATAAAGATTCTTCGCTTCAGAAAATACGAGCTTCTTTTTTAGATGATACAATTGCGTTGAGTCCCAAGGAAGAAGATACGAAAAACAAATGTCGATACATTTTTACGTTGCGCCTAAAGAATAAGTACTCAAGGTCGCAAGCTATTGAGATGTTTGTAAAGGAGTACTCCACTGACAAGAAGAAGGTGAGTCTTGCAACTGCTTATCGTATTTATAATAAAGCGACGTTTATCTATGGAGAACTGGATGAAACTGATGCCCGTGCCGAGCGCATGATCCTTCGTGAACATTACTTTAATCTTTATCAATTAGCACTGAAAGACAAGGAAATTGAGCTTGCTAAAAAGATACTGGATAGCTACAAGGAATTATTTGATTTCAATGTCGATGAGACTGACATAGATCGTGGTAAGCTCAAAGCGCATGAATATGTTATTAAGGTACCTCGCGATGTGCGTAAGATTTTGAGAGATCAAATACTAAACAAGGGAGTAGTTGACTTTAATTCGTATCCAAACATAGAAGATGTTTATTTTAAGGAGGTGAATGATGGAGAAGAAGATAGTTAACCTAAATGCACCTCAATATTCAGTTGTAGAGGCACTGAATTTATTTATAAAATATATTTTTCTGGAATGGGCTCGTGGAACAGGGAAATCTACAATACTAGGATGGATTGTTAAAGAAGCTGCAATACAACTACCAAGGGCAACAGGGATATTGGTCGGACAAACATATATTCAAATGCTCTCTAGAACATTACCTTCTACCAAGGAAGGTTTAGAGATGTTCGGCTATTATGAAGGTATTGATTATGTTGTCGGTAAATGTGGAAAGAAACTAGGCTTTGAGATGCCTTATCAAAGTCCATCCAAGTGGGATAATGTCATCCATTTTCGCAATGGCTTTATTTTAGTGTTGGTTTCTTTAGATAATCCTAACAGCGGTCGTGGATTGAACTCATATATAGTTATAGGGGATGAGGCAGCTTTACTAGATCCGGAACGACTGTTTAACAATGTGCAGACTACCAACAGGGCAAAAAAAGTGTGGTTTGAAAAGTCACCACTTCTCAATGCTGAAATATTCGCCTCTTCCACTCCAATGACAAAAAAAGGAAAGTGGTTCACCTCCTATGATAAACTTATACAAGATGCCAGAAACGGTATATCAAACAAAATTAAAAATCCAAATGAGTGGTTCTTCTCCAAAGCAAACGCATTTTCTAATGCTCATAACTTAACAAGAGGATGGTTCGATCGAATGAAGGTCAATGCACCAAGCCTTACGCATTACAATGCGGAAATATTAAACATACGACCAAAGTTTGTACTAGAGAGCTTCTATCCATCGCTAGATCCAGCAGTACATTATTACGAGAACTTTAATAATACCTATTTAGAATCATTGGGAGTCAATGCCAGTAAGAGTTCATTCAACTGTTTACAAGACTCTGATTTAAAGAAAAACAAACCTCTCATTGTGGAATTAGACTGGGGAGTATTCAACTCGATGGTGATCTCACAGGACGATGGAGAGGAGTGGAAGTTCTTGAAATCATTGTGGGTAAAGAATCCAAAGATTATAGACGACCTTATTGATGAACAGTTTGCTCCTTATTACTCTTCTCATGGAAAGAAAGTAATACACCTGTATTACGATCGTAATGGTAACAATCGTCAAGCCAACAGTAGTATAACACTAGCACAACAAGCCATCGCTGCATTCAAGCGTAACGGGTGGAAGGTGATAGTTAAGACTCCTCCCACACTAGATCCACCACACAATGAGAAGTTCATCGTAGTTAACTTCCTTTTAAAGTTTGGTGGTACAAGGGGACTCCCTAAGATGAGAATCAATATGCACAATGCGTATGATCTTACCGTATCGTTGGAGGATGCTCCAGCTAAAGAAGGTAACAACGGGATTCAAAAGGATAAGAGTTCCGAGCGATCAAAGACCACACCACAGGAGCATGCCACCCACCTGTCTGATGCGTTCGACCTTGCACCTTACTGGCGATACAAGGATAAGGTGATGAAGCTCATTACTAACAAACAAGATCGTTGGTCTATTCCACTCTTCGGTGGAAGAAAATGACTTCTGACAACCCAAAATTCATATATCGGGCAATTTCAATAAAGGAAAGTGAAGAAATCCGTTAGGCTACGGCGGGGTGATCGTGCAGACTTTGAGAAAGTTAAAAGAATTTTTAAACTCAAAACATTGTAAATCAGAATTTTATATTTTAAAAAATGAGAAAGCCAATTGCAAAAACGCTCAAAGTTAGGTGTCCTTTTTTTTTGGTTAGTAGAAATTGACCTTCGTAGTATGGAAAATTCAATATTTCTCAATTCTGTTTTAGAGAAAATGCGCGAAACTGATGCCAATGGTAATCTGGTTGCATTTGACATTGAATGGCGCACATGGAATGAGCGTAATAAAATGGGCGGAAAACTTATGGTTTCCAAGCAAGCAAAGCTTTGTATGGTAACAGATAAGAAAAAAAATATTGTTGATGTACTTCGCACTGAAACAAGTGAACTGCCACGCAATAGAAGAAATCCGAATCATTACAAAAACAGAACACGAAATATTGATCGCTGTGATGGATCACATCCGGTAAAAATTCACATTGATTTAATAACCAAATTTAACGGCATGCAAGTCGTGTATTAATATGGCAGGTGTTACAAGTACAAAAGGAGTTTATTTTGGTAGAAGTTCAGTTATTTTCTCTGGCAAAACTTCTGCTCCTGTCGCACCAACGACAGTAAAAGTTAAAGAAGAATCGGGAAAGTTTGAAAAAGGAAAGATTGCTCCTTGGGGAAGCGACAACCGATATCCACAAAAATTCTTAGATCAATTAAAACTTAATGGCGCGGCTTCAGGAGGTTTGTCTTTATTGAAAGCAATCCACTACGGAAACGGAGTAACCTTTTTCAAGAATGAAAAAGATGAAAACGGAAAGCGCACCAAACAAGTCCAATTCTTAGAGGACTATGAAGAAATATTTTCGTTTTGGAAGCGTAACAAAATGCCTAAGTTTTTCACTTCCACTATATCAGATTTGGAAACTTTCAGTATGGCGTTTCCTGAGTACATTATTAGTAAGGACTTTCAAAAAATAACGCATGTTCGTCGCAAAAAAACAGCGTGGTGTCGGCGAGAACTCATAAATCCTAGTACGGGTATTTCCGAGCAAGTGTATTTGAACGCTAATTGGGAAGGCACTGAGACCAATAACGAATATACATCTAAGATCCATTGCATGGATCCTTTCTGGACTGCGGATGAAATAAGAGAATATTGCAAGAAAAAACGAATCTACAAGTTTGTCATTCCTACACATTATACGATGACAGATGAGACGTATTATAATAAGACCAGCTGGCACGCAGTCTATCACAACGGCTGGATGGAAGTGTCGAATTCCATACCAAAGTATAAGAAATATCTTTTTGAAAATCAGATCAACATCAAATATGTGGTGTATATCTCTGACCAATATTTTGCTGACGAATATGGCGATGATTGGGAAGAGTACGATGTAGCTAAAAAGAAAAAGATAAAAGAAGAATTAATCACGGCTATTGATGAACATTTATCAGGCAATGAATCTGCAGGAAGGACTTTGTTTTCTAAGAAAATCAGAGATGCCAATGGAGATTTTATCAAAGCCATTGAAATAGAACCAATCGATAATTTATTAAAGGATGGTTCTTTCCTACCGGATGCCTCGGCAGCTAACTCTGAAATCAATTATTCGCAAGGCGTGGATTCCACACTTGTTGGATCAGGTACACCAGGAGGAAACATGGGAGCAGGTTCGGGAAGTGATAAACGCATCGCTTTTGTAATTCTTTCTGCACTTTTTAAGACAAAGCGCGAAACTACACTGGAAATATGGGAGTTCTTAAAAGAATTCAACGGATGGGATGAGGCACTACAAGCCACTTTTGAAAATATGGTATTAACGACGTTGGATAAAAATCCGACTGGTCAAACAAACGGAATCTAATGGCTTTTTTAATCAATTCAACAGAAGAAATTCAAAATCATGTAACAGTTTTATCCTCGTTTGACTTTGACAGGGCAAAGCCTTACATAAGAAAAGCAGAGCGTAACTACATTATTCCACTTATAAGTGAAGAAGAATATCAATACTTTATCGATAATCAAAGTGACGATTTATCTTCTAAAAAGAAAGTCCGTGAGCTGATAGAAGAAGCCACGGTTAATTTAGCTTTTCACTTAGGGTTCTCAGTATTGAAAGTACATATTGGTAACTATGGTATTACCGATACAGATGTTGATGAAGCCAAACAGAGTAGTTGGGCAGACAAACGAGATTTACAACGAACTTTCATTCGTGATGGAAATAAGGCATTGGATGATGCTTTAAAGACAATGGAAAAGTACTTTGATGAATTTCCGCATTGGAGAGCATCAAATAGTTTCACTGTGTTAAACGAACATTTTAATCGTCATACTGATGATTTCCAACTGTGGTTTAACATTCATAACAGTCGCCAAACATTCTTGGCACTGCGCCCAACCATACGAGAGGTACATGAAAAGTACTTCTTACCACTTTTAGGTGTTGCCACAATCAATCTTATCAAAACCAGAACTACCAATACGGTAATTACTCGCGCTTTGGAATTATGCCAAAAGGCAGAAGCAGCTCACACGATCGCTGAGATCGCAAAAACAGGAACTTTTGAAGTTACGGAAACAGGTTTTTTACTCAGATGGGAAACCTTGCCATGGGAGAAAGCATACAAGGATGTTGATTTGAAGAAACTCGATCGTCTTTCCAAGTCAAAAGAAGCTGCTGGAGAAGAATATTTAAAAAAGCTTAAAAAGCTAATTGAAGATAATATTACGCTGTTTCCTGATTATACAATTCAGACGAAAACTTCAGGAATTCAGATCATAAAAACCAAATCAGGTCTCGCTATTTAGCTGTCCTTTTTTTTACATAGTCTGTAAAATAATTTTGAATTATGAGTTTAGATCCAATAGATTATCCGACAAAAGTTAATTTAAACATTGTAGTTGATCAGCAAAGACAAGCTACAGCAGAAGACTTCAATCAGATAAAACTAAAGTATAATACTTTATTGTCAGATTATAAGATTCAGAAAGGAGTTAATTTAGCCAATGAAAAAGAGATTGAAATTCAATCTTTATCGAGTAATGGTAAAGTGAATGCAATTGTAAAAGATGGAGGTCAAATTAAAATCCATCGACACTTAGGAGCTGATAATTGGCTAGAAATTACACTAGGCAATTCGGGTTCTTTTGATACAGATGTCTTATCTGCGTACAAAGTAGTAAGTCAACGAGTATACAAAATGTTTGGTTATATATTAGCGAATGATGCTTCTCAATCAGGTACATGGCAGTCATGGACATCCAATTCTGCTACACAATATGTAGGTCATAAGTCTCTAAGAAGTTTTAATCCTGGTGATCAACTTTCTTTTACTAAAACTTTCGGAGGAAATCTCAGTTTAGTTTATGTAGCCGACACAGATGGAGGAATGGTTGAAATATCAATCAATGGTGAAACACCAATAATTGTTGATACATATTCAGAAACATCCAATTTATATAATCAAAAACAGAATATATATACTGATTTACCTTATGGAACGCATACAGTAACTATTACTGTTTTGTCTGATAGTAATTCGAATAGCTCAGGAACTCAGGTTTGGTTCAATGCGCTAGAAGTATCAGGAGATATATTCTTAGATGACCCATTAGTTTATCCTAAAAAGTGGGAATCGGGAACTGCATATTTACAGTTTGATGAAGTTATTGGACAGGATGGAAATATATACATAGCCCAACAAGATGGAACTTCAGGAAATACAATTCCTGCTCATAGTTCTGGTTCAGTTAGTGATGGTGTAATTGATTGGCTATATTCTTCTGCATCCTCATTTGTTTCAGAAAGTTTTCGTATACAGGCTATTGGTAGCGAGTTAGAGTATGCTTATGAGGTAGTCCCTTTGGATGAAGACATAGTTGAGGATATAGGAGGCAATCTTCATGGAAATGAGTACATAGATACTATGTCATATTATGTAGATGGAAAAAAAATAGAATTGGTAGAAGGAGTATACTATAAAGGTAAATCGATAACAGTCGAGCAAAACCTAGTTCAATTCTATGGTGATTATCAAAATAGGTTAGAAATAGCTAATGTTAAGCAGATACACGCTTTTTCCCTTGAATGTATGAGCGTTAGATATTCAATTGATCTCATTTATCAATGTAATATCGGTTACTACTATACCGCAATGTTTCCATTTTTAGCATACGATGGGGCAAATCAAAGAATCCAATTTAAGGAGTTATCTTCTCCTCAAGCATCCGTTAAATTATTAGATTATGATGGAGTCTCAGGAAATCCTATACTTGGAAAAGAAAAAGATTTTATTGCGTATGCAGTAGGAAATGCTTTTGTGCCACGAGGCTCTGGTGGAGTCCCTTCAACTGAACCAGCAAAAGAGAAAGTAACAATCGCTTTAAGAGTGAATAGTGAAACTATGGATAACTACACTGAAAGTGAAATGAATTGTGGTTTAGCAGTCAATACTAACGGTAATAGCTTTACAGGGTACTCTTCAATTTTATCTAAGATTTACTTTCAACGTATACGATCTGGTCAATCTGTTGTTTTTCAACCAGGAGATAAGCTACAAGGATTTAACAAATACTATATAAAAATCCATAAATAATGAATAAAATATTTTTGAAAAATGACATTACTAATATCATACATAACTAATACAACGATTGGTAAATGGTTGTATGGTCTAGTCTTTACAGTTTCAACCTACGACCTAGTAAAACAATCTACTATGAATGAAACATCTTTTTTTGAGGAGCTTTTAAAAAATGTTCCTGCGCAAGTAGTATATGTATTAGGAATAATTTATGGAATTGCAATTGTCTTGACTAAAATTTCCGATTTATGGAAAAGGCACGAATTAAATAAGCTTCAAGTAAAAAAAGAAAGAGAACATCTCGAACAAGAAGAGATTAATACCGAAATCCAACGAAAAGAAATTCAAAAATGAAAAAGGTAGTACTACAACGTCTATGGCAAGATAAGAACCAAGCTACAGGAGTACTAACTGTTGTAGATAGTATAGGACAACCAATTTTTATTTGCTTGTGTATTGAAAGAGGAGATCGTAACAATAAACGAAACGTCAGCAATGTTCCTGCGGGAATATATCCTTTAGTCCTAGAATACTCTCCTAGATTTAAACGTGATCTTTTTGAATTAAAAGAAGTACCAAATAGGAGTGAGTGCAAAATACACGCATCAAATTTTTGGACACAACTAAATGGATGCATTGCACCAGGACTAAAGTTGAAAGATATGAACCGTGATGGATACTATGATGTCACTAACAGTAAAAATTCACTTGAAGAATTCCATACTGCTTTAAATGGAATTAAGAAGACAACTATTCAAATAATAGATCCAGCAAAATGAAATTAGCTTTAAAAATCATTCTACTTTCTATTTTAGTTTATTCTTGTTCGGTCAAAAAAGACTCAGCAAAGAAAAAAATCAAATCAGTTGAAGCAAAAGATGTGAATACTGAAATAGTGAGAAGCATTCAGGAAAAAAGGAAAGGAGGTAAAATCACCACTGAAATCATTCCAGTTGAAAAACGTGAACGCGATGAGAATGGAGAACTTAAAGAATTGATCGAAACCATAAAAGATGGTGGTTTAACAAAAACAGTCATTTACCGTCCTGATGGAAAAGTCGATGTTGAATGTACAGCAGATGAAATTTATCGTTTGATTAAAGAAAAAATCAAACAACAGGATAATTCCATTGTCAAAGAAGAAGTCAAAGAAAAACAAAAGCAAAAAGAAGAAAAGTTTAATCCTGCTCCATTCATTTTTGGATTAATTGGTTTAGCAATTATTCTATTGGTTGGATTTTTCATAATGAGGCGTGTTATAGAGAAATCCTTAGTAAAAAAGCTCAACAGCTAATGCGCTTAAACTTCGACATACCAACCTCATGGAATGAACTTACTAATTGGCAATTGAAGCGAATTGCAAGTATTTTTTTTTCGGATAAGGATACTAAAAAAGTCACTTTCCTTTTGGTAGTATATTTATTCATGCCTCGTTTATCATTGTGGAATATACTGAAACTATTCTTTTTGTTCATGCAAGTTCCATATTCGGCTTTAAAAGAGTACACTAAATTTCTTTATGAAGAAAACGATCTGACTCGGTTTCCAAAAAAACTACGTTCTCGTTTTTCTTATCTACATGGTCCTGCAGATAGACTTTCAAATGTTACAATTGAAGAGTATGCCTATGCTGATTTATTTTATTACAATTGGGCGAAGACAAAGTCAACTACTGATTTAGACCGATTGGTTTCAGTCTTGTACAGACCGAAAGCAAATGAAACAGAAGAATTGACAGATTTAAGACAAGCTTTCGATAAGGATAAACTCAGGTTTCATGCCAAATCAGTCGAACGTTTATCAACGCTAACCAAGATTACAATCATGATGGCATTTCAAGGTTGTCGTGACAATATAATCAAACGATACACAAACGTCTATAAAAAAGGAAAATCAAAATCAGGATACGCGCCATTTACAAAAATTATTGCTTCTATGGCCAGAGGCGAAAGTCAACCTTTTGGAGATTATTACAAAACCAAACAAGCGAATGTCTTTGACTTCATGGAAATGCTTGATGAAGAGATCAAAGAACAACGGCTAAAACTTAAAAAGACAAAAAAGAAATGAGAAATATAACATACGAGATTCTTATGGACTATTTTAAGGACTTGGCTAAAAACCATGCCGATATTAATAGCTTTGTTGGCTATTCATCGCTTGATTTCCAAACACAAATAAATACTGTCAAAGGATTAGATGATTTTATTTTAGTACTCTACAATTATGAAGCTAAGTTAGAAGGTAATAATCAACGTACTATTTCACAGCGATCGATAAGTTTTGCAATCTTAAAAAAAGTGAAAGAACTTCATGATTTTAATGCTCAATACAAAGCAATCGCAGAGTGTGAAGTGATTGGTTTAGAAGTTTTATCAAGAGTAAATTATGATAGTAAGCTAGATGAAGTGAAATGGTTGTATAATAATTTTGTAAAAGAAAGTGTTAATTTCAAAGAAGTCGGTCTGAAAACAGAAAGTGGTTTATTCGGGATGGAATTTTTCTTCGATATAAAAACGCCAGAACCACTTACAATCCTTGCAGAAAAATGGGATGATATAGAATCAGTATGTTAGGTTTTTAATTACGGTAAAACCGTAATTATTATAC